ACGGAATACCAGATAGTCCTTGAGGGGTCGGATATTCATTTGCAGTCACTTTTGCAGGACATTATTCTGGAAGGCGCAAAAGACACCCTTTACAGCGAGTGCGAAGATCAGCTACGTAAAGGCTACTTTGAGAACGGCCGGCCAGCACCTTTTACCCGCAGTCAGGTAGAGGATTTATTTACCGAGGTAATGGCTGAATACGCTTATGATCACCGGAGCGAGGGAACAATACTTTTACATAACTTGAACTGATATGAACGCCTATACAGAATCAGCACAAGAAGATAAGAATCATTTCGACCTGAAAGAACTTGCCCACTATTATGGTGGATGGAAAGAACTCCGCAAGGTTATCGATATGCTTGAGGACAACGAAAGCGAAGCGGCATTTGAGCGTTCGCAGAACGACTACGATAGGCCATCAGCAAGTGAACAGGCCGAAATGATGCACAGAATACAACGCGATTTAAAATAGGAACTTTAACCACACTAATACGAAACAATATGAAGACAATGAAGGATTTTGAAGGCAGTAAGGGAGATTTAACCCTAATGCCTGACCTGTCTATTGAATCGGGTAACTGTACCATTTACACAGCTTATACTCATTGGATTACAAAGGAAGAGGCATCAGCCAACGCAAAGCTATTCTCCAACTCAAAGAAGGTACTGGAGGCTGCGATTAATTCACACCAAATGCTTATTCAGACGAGAGAACATCGTAAGGCTCTTAACCTAACTGTAGGTAACATATTCTTAGATTCATGTATTTCAGAACTTGAAGAAGCAATAAACAACTCACTCTAACATGGAACAGCCAGTAACATTAATACCCGACACAATCAAGTTCAGCGAGACTAAGGTAATCGAAGGAAAGAAGCGTGAAATCTACTTTTCAAACGATGAAGCGGAAGCCTTTAAATTTGCCCGTGAGAATAACGGTCACCATTACTTATTCATGCCGGGATCTTGGAGAATTTTAATACCATCAAAATCTGAATATTAAACTATAAACAATATGGAAAAGACACTTGAAATTATCGCCTCACGCATGGAAGAGCTTGTTATGGAACTTAACGATACCCCATCACAAACTCAAAAGTTTCATAACATCACCGTGCGTATGTCAGAGCTGGTCGAAATTAAAGACCGCTTACTGCTTCTTAATCCCCAGTAAAGGAATCTTAAACTATAAAGAAATATGGAAAATTTACCAACTTGGCCGGCAATAACAATGATTGTTTTGTATGCAGTTAACCTACTTTTGAGCGCAAATAAACATGGGCAAAAGAAAGACGGTGAGTACAGTTTTTGGTGGAGTTTAGCGGGAGTAATTATCAGCGCGGTTTTACTTTACTACGGTGGTTTCTTTGAATCTTTAAAAGCGTAATCTTAATAACTATAAACGAAATGGAGCAAGACACCAAAGTACTACTACAGGAGTTCCAGCGCAGGCTTAACCTGGAGCCGGACCCACGGGAGTTCGATAATACCCCAGATGGTAAGGCCCGGACCTTGCCGATCAGCTTTGTTCAAATGACGCTTGACGAGCTTTATTTAGGGCAGTGGGACACAACGGAACCGACCTATCAGCAAATCTTTAACGAGGTTGTGGCAACGGTTATTCTTACGGTGGTCCATCCAATCACGGGCCGGGAGCAAAAGCGGACCGGGTGGGCCTCGGTAATCATCACACAGGACAAGGACGCAATGGTAGCCGACTTCAATATGACCAAGAAAAAGAACGCCCTTGATCTTGCCTTCCCGAAACTTGGCGCGGAAGCCTTCAAATCTGCCGCACAGTCACTCGGAAAGATATTCGGCAGGGATATTAACCGGAAGAGCGTGGACGTGTTTAAACCGCAATTAAAGCAGATTTCAGACGAGGCTTTGCAGGCGGCAATCAAGCGGATAGAAGGCGGTGAGCATCACGTTGCCGCTTTGGCAAAGGAGAACTTTATCATGAATGAGGAACAGCTTGCCTTATTGGAAGGATCGTTACCAACTACTAAACGCCTGAACTAATGGACGCATTTGATTTAGCACTCGCGGAAGCATCGGAGCAAGGCTCACAGATGTGGACAGATATTAGGGCAGGGCGTTTTACGGCCTCGGAAATGCACAGGCTTATGAAGTCAGGCACAAGGGATATGACCCCGGCAGAATTGAAGCTAAGGCCAAAGGAAGGCCCCGGCAAAACAGCAAAGAAGATTGAGGACCCGCGCTGTCTTTCACCGGATACCAAAAGCTACATATACGAAAAGGTAGCCGAAACTTTAACCGGAATTGCCAAGCAAAAGGTATTCAGTTACGCTACTGCACACGGTGAAGAGATGGAGCCAATCGCAGCGGAAGAGTTTTCAAAATTCATGGGCGGACTTCAGTACGAAATACTTTCCTTCGTTCCGTTTGGTGATCATGCAGGCGGAAGCCCGGACCGGAAGATTAAAGGCAGAAATGAGATAGTAGAAATCAAGGCACCGTACAACTCGGTAAACCAGGTTAACTACTTAATGCTAACCGATCAGTGGGATTTGAAGCGTGACTATCCGGACCACTACTGGCAATGTCAAAGCAACAATCTGTTTACACGGTCGGACGTTTGCCACTTCGTAACGTATGACCACCGTATGAAAGAAGACAAGCACAAGATTGTTCACATCGAAGTAAAGCCAATCGCGGAAGACTTTGAGTTGATAGGCGTAAAGCTCGGCACGGCAATCAAAGAGAAAGAAGACATACTTAAACTTTTAATGTAGCCCCATGAAAGAAACAAAGGAAAGCCAGAACAAGAAAAAACCCCATCAGAACTATTAATTCTGTGAGGTTTTAGCTATCTTGAAATCGGTTTAAAACAACAAGACAATGGCAAAGATAAAAGAAATCTGGAAAGATATTGAAGGATACGAAGGTAAGTATCAAGTATCTTCAATAGGACGGGTAAAATCATTACCTCGCAAGATAAACCATAACATACCGGGGTTTTTAAGAAACTGGAAAGGTGGCATAGTTATGCCTTATGTTGGAAAGAATGGGTATTATCGTGTTATGTTTGGAGACAGAAAGAGGGAGTTAGTCCATAGGCTGGTCGCTAAAGCATTTCACTGCAATCCAGACAACAGGCCGTGCGTTAATCACAAAGATGGAGATCCATCAAATAACCATAAGTCAAATTTGGAGTGGGTTACATATTCAGAAAATGAACTACACTCATACAGGGTTCTTGGCAAAAAGCCAGTAGATAACATATCGAGATTTATTCATAATCGCGCAGCATGATCCTGCCGGTGTACCGATACCGGAAAGTAACTCAGGATAAATCCTTCACGATCTACAGCCGGAAAAGATTGAAAGAATACGAGAAAACCACTAAATTGAAATAGAATGAAAGTATTAAAAGAACAAAAAGAGTACCGAACATACACTGAACTATACTTTGGTATCGGACTCGGAATCACAAAGATTGATGATGCGGTCGTTATAATTCTTCCGTTCGTAATGATTCTACTATCACCTGAAAAAGTATTCAAATGAAAGACTTACTGTATACGATAATCGGCATCCTATCTTTTGCATTGTCTGTAATCCTCATCCTTATGGTTTGGGGCGATACAATGTACTGGTTGAAGTGGATGTTTACCGATATTATAGTTATCATTTTCCTTGCACTCATAACCATAATAGAATGAAACACATATTCATCGACGAAACACAAAAAAACGAGCAACGCTTAAAAAGGGCGCGCATCTTACAGCAATCAAAGAAGCTGGACAAGAAAGAGATTTGGCACGGGCTTATAATCGCCATCTTCACCGGCATAGCCATAGCTGGAATAATTGTAATAGCCTTATTCCCTGCTGTTCAGGCGGTGATAGATAATCCTGGCGTTTCAAGTGTTTTGATCATTATCGGCATTTTAGTAGCGACAGGAGGCTATTTATATTTTCGTTCAGCTAACCGGTCAAGGGCGAAATGAGAGTACTTGTAGCATGTGAGGAAAGCCAGGCGGTAACGATAGCGTTTCGCGAAAGAGGACATGAAGCATATTCATGTGATCTACAAGAATGTTCAGGCGGTCACCCGGAATGGCATTTTATTACTGATATGTTTGATGTTATCCCAAATGGTTACCCAATGTTAAGGCTACGGGCAGAAACGCAGGACGGTACATTGATACGTCATATCAAAGACTGGGATCTTGTAATAGCTTTTCCACCATGCCAGAAGTTATCTAAAGCGGGAGGGGCAAACTGGAAGAAGCCGGGGCATAAAGAAGCTCAAGATAAAGCGCTCAAGTTCGTTCATAACATAATGGATTTGCATGTTGAGAGAATAGCTATTGAGAATCCAGTAGGAGCAATAAATACCAGAATAAGAAAGCCAGATCAAAGGATTCAGCCTTACCACTTTGGACACCCATACACAAAAGAAACATGCTTATGGCTTAAAAATCTGCCTCCATTAAGAGCCACAGAAGTTGTAGAACCTATTGCTAATTGGGTAAGACCTGGTAATAAACGTAATCGTAGATTTGCAGACGTTCCTGAAGGAGGAAAACGCGATCCAAAAATTAGAAGCAAAACATTTCCAGGCATAGCTAAAGCAATGGCAGAACAATGGGGATAAAGAAGCGAGGATTTTGCCGCTGTGGCGAACCAGTCCGGCCAGGCCAAAGAATAGTTTACTACACAACCATCCCGGGCGGAGAGCGGAAGAAATATTTATATCTTCAAGGAGACTGCAATTCGTGCCACGCAAAGAAACGTAAGAGCCGGGCGAGGATTCAGGAGGAGAGATTAACAGCGTATTGATAACCTTTATAACTTAAGTCAAATGAAAACACTTGAAAGCATTAAATCAGAAATTGCCATTGATCGCAAACAGGCAGAGAAAGAAGATCTTACTAAGCGCGAGGCAAAACAGATCGAGAAGCGTATTAAAAAGCTCTACGCCTGTCAATTGTACCTGGAGACAGATCCGACCGAAACTTTCATCCAGAAGCAAAAGGCTGACGTATCAAAGAAAATCAAAATCATTAACGATGGATTTAGCGACTGGTTAAAGAACAACGCCAAAGAATCTGACGGCTGTAAAAATCCTAAGTCAAAATATCAAACCTACATGGGGTTGAAGAATCTTAAAGCTCAATACTTAACGCTTAGTTATCTGTTAACCAAGTAGTTATGAACTTTAAAAAGACTGTGTAGATGAAGACCGAAAAAGAACTGATTGATGGATTTAAGGAAAAGTTTAAAAAGGCTTTAGATCACGCTTATGCTATAGAATTTGATAAGCTAATTTACGGGTGTGCTTTTGAGCGTAAACTACCGGACGGAACAATGGAGCGAATAGATCCAAAAATAGTTAGGCGTATGTTAGACGAAACCTTTCGTATACTTCCTGACCTTGAAACCGTTCACCAATTAATCGAGCGTTAATATGCTTTGTCGAAATTTTTACCATTGTGCTAACTACACAAAAAACGAATATTGTAGCGCATGTATGCACCGTATGGCTAAAGCCGAAGAGCAATCCAACCGAGATGCGGAGAAGCTGGCAAAGAAAATATTGGCCCAAAAGGTAGCGCAGAGCAAGCCGAAGGCTAAAATAGCTAAGCAAAGCGTTAAGCAGAAGGTAAAGGATGATGAATACAATGCCCGGGTAAAAGTATGGAAGCTGGAAAATCCTGAATGCAAAGCAATGGTAAGCCCTGACTGCACCGGAGAAACTAGGGATTGCCACCATCAAAAGAAAAGAGGCGATCTGCTAATGGTTGAAAAGTACTGGATTCCTGTTTGCGGATTTTGCCACGATTGGATTGGTAGAAACTCAGATGAAGCCCGGAAGCGAGGACTAACGATAAACCACCTAGAACCTGAATTTATTGAACCGCATAAAATTTAGCAACCAAGAAAGAACGGATAAAATATGATACAAATAAACGAACTCCGCATAGGCAATTGGATAAACGAGCAAGACTTCAAACTCCAAGTTGGAATGATCCAGCAAGGATTATTTGACGCATCAGAACCCATCCCGCTAACCGAAGAGTGGCTGATCAGGTTTGGTATAGCATATGACGGACAGGTAAGCGATAATACTTATTGGTACAATAGAAGAAATAAATGTTTATGCGAGGATTATTCAGAAGGGGACGGAGGAACACACATAATCGCGGAATGTCTATACGTCCATCAACTACAAAACCTATACTTCTATTTGACCGGACAGGAGTTAACGATAAAGGAAAATGCTGGATAAAATTTGAAATTACAGAAGGATAGGCTAAATTGAAGCATTGGACATTGGTACGAGCTATCAGTTTCTATAGTGGCAATTTTAATCATATTCGCATACGTTATTCAGGACACCAAAAACTCTAACCAATGAAAAGAATACCATTACAACAGCTATTAAACGAAATCGAATCCCTTCAGGCGATAAAGATTGACCCTAAAGAACCCGGTGATATAAGCGTAAGCAAAATGATCTCAATGGACGGTGGATCGGTGTTCTGGCTTGATTTCAGATATGTCCGTAGTACTGAAACGTGGTATTTAATAACGGCAGAATGAAGGCGACAGACGAATTCATAAACCAAAGGGCAGAAGACGCTTACAAGGTCAACACCCACCCACTAAGCTACAAGCAGATTTTTGCGATCGGGTATAAAACAGCAGAACGAGATTTTGAAGCCAAGCTACAGCAGAAACTTATCGACCTTATCGCCACCGAGCAGACAGGACTAAGCCCTGAACAGGTTGAGCAGCTAAAGAAGGGCATCGAGAACATCGGGATACGAAAGAAAACGTTTAAATCCAAAGTCGTGGAAATAGGCAGGCGCAAAATCATAACCGGAGAGAAGGAGATTGTAACACCTAAGATCATTGCGCCATGAGTAAATACAGCATAACCCTCACCGTACACGAAACCGGATCCATGTCAAAGGAGGACTTCCGTAAGCTACAAGAGGCGGTAGACACGATCGCTACATTAGCAGACTTGAAACTTGAAATTGACGCTACCGTAAACAATATAGCCACTCATTTGGGTTTTAATCCTCAACCCAGAAGGTTTAGCGAACCAGAAACTTACGAACAGACTAAGGCTAAAGTAGAAGCGTTACTATCGAAGCCAATGGAAACAGGGAAGCACAACCCTCCCGAGAACTGGCACAAGGAGATTTACGGACACGATTTGCCGGAAGACGAAAAAGGAGTAACTTCGTTGAATAATCAATAATTTTTCAATCCGTGAGTAAAGGAGGAGCCAGAGAGGGCGCAGGGCGCAAAACAAAGGCCGAGGAGCTACAAATAGTTAATCAGGCACTGGATGCTATCACCGAGAAATACGGTAGCCTACGGGCTGGATTTGTGGCCTTGTTGAACACGCAGGAACCAAGCCTTGTTAAATGGGTGTTTGAGCATGCGGCCGGGAAACCTAAAGACAAGGTGGACATTACCACAAACGGAAAGGACTTACCAACTTCAAAAGAAATAGTATTCAGGCGTTACGATGGAAAATAAAAGTATATTAGAAAGATTTGAATCCAAGTTCCAAAAGACTAATGGGTGCTGGATTTGGACAGGCGCTAAAGAAAAGAAAGGCTACGGACTTTTTAGGTTAGGAACAAATAATAAGATAGCAAGCAGGGTATCATTTGTGCTATACAAAGGTGAGATACCAAAGGGTAAGTTAGTTTGCCACACATGTGACACGCCATCCTGTGTAAACCCAGATCACCTGTTTTTAGGTACTCATAAGGAAAACCTGGAGGATATGACTAAAAAGAATAGAAGGTTTAGCATTCTTAATAAATTTGACATTCCTATTATCCGTGATGCATTAGCAGAAGGCTTTAGTTGCAAACAAATAGCAGGTTATTTTAAGGTTACTGATACTGCAATCCGTAGGATACGGAATAATCAAGTATGGCTCTCAGTTTAGAATTTGAGGAACAATACGAACCAATATTTACAACCAAAGCCCGGTACCTGGATTTCTGGGGCGGTCGTGGCCGGGGCGGATCCTTTCACGGAACGCAATACTACCTCCACCTTATCACACAACCTGAATATTTCCGTGGGTATCTCATGCGCGAAATTGCTGGGGACATTCGGGAATCTTTGTGGCGGGATTTCAAAGACCGCATAGACGAAAACGACCTAACCGAGTTTTTCGATCTTAATGAAACCGCCATGAGCGCGGTATACAAACCCACAGGTAATACAGTACTTTCAAAAGGGTTCAAGAAGTCAAGCGGTAACCGCACGGCCAAGCTAAAATCATTGGCCGGTGCTACCCATGTGCTTATCGAGGAAGCAGAGGAGATTGCAGAACCTGATTTTAATCAGTTGGATGATACCCTACGAACCAAGAAGGCCGAAAACATTCAGATAATCAGGATATTCAACCCGCCTTCAAAGAATCACTTCATCTGGAAAAAGTATAATCTGGTACCGAGCAAGGTAAAAGAGGGTTACTACGATGCCATCCCAAAAAACGACCCTTCCCTGCTTTCGGTATTCTCAACCTATTACAAGAACATTCAGAATATCCATGCCTCAAGCGTTGTAGCGTGGGAGGCTTACAAAGAAAGCAACCCGGAATATTACTATACCATCATTCAGGGATTAGTCAGCGAGGGCGTAAGGGGCAGGATTTACAAACACTTTCAGCCTGTTACGGATATGCCTAACCCTTTCGGTAAGTTCTACGGTCTGGACTTTGGGTTTTCAGGCGATCCGCTTGCCCTTGTCGAGTGTGAAGTTCACAATAAAACTTTGTATGTTCGGGAGTTGATTTACGAAACCGGGCTAACAAATAGTGACCTATCCAAAAAGCTCACGGATTTTGGTATCAGCAAGACCGCACCGATTTACGCGGATAGTGCGGAGCCGAAAGATATTGAAGACCTCAAGCGCAGGCCACACGGTTGGAATGTAATCGGAGCGCAGAAGGGACCGGATTCAGTAAGGAGCGGTATAAAGAACCTTAACGAGTACCAGATATTTGTTACCGAGAAAAGCGTAAATTTGTGGAAGGAGAGCGAGGAATATAAGTGGCGGCTGGATCAGAACAAGATGCCCACAAATGAACCTGAAGACAAACATAATCACCTCATGGACGCTTTGAGGTATGCAATGGACAAAGTTAAAAAGCCTTCCGGCCTTAGAATAGTTTAACCTAACCAAAAATAAATATGGCTTACAACAAATTCAATGAGTTAACACGCTGGCAGAAGTTCCGCCTCGTTGGCGTGTCGGTCGGCCTTATCGCTTGCCTTCTTTTCATTATCGGCCTTATCGCAAAGATAGGTGCGCAGTTAGTTGTGTGGGGCTTTAACCTGATACCGTGGGTATGAAATGCAGGTATATAAAGCTATGTGGCAGGAAGGCTAACGATATAATTAAACTATGGCCTGGACACAAGTGCTATGTTCAAATGGGCGATTTCCTATTTGAGGAGATTGCCGTAATCGTAGTATACTAATGGGCTTTCTAAACTGGCTCCTAACCACCAACAAGGGAGAGAAGACCGTAAAGGTTCCAATATCGTGGAATCATGTAACCCTCAAGCAATACGCCCAGCTCAACACAATATGGGACGGCAAAGAGCTTGTTCAACTGTTCAGCATCCTTTCCGGAATGCCTGTTAAAACCCTGAACGATACTTTCGACCCGGCACTATATGAGCAGCTTGAAATATCAACGCAGTTCATTTTCAACACGGAAGCCCCGTTCAAGAAAGCGGAAAAGCCAAAGACAATCACTGTCAATGGTAAGCTATTACACGTCCCAGCCAATCTTAAAGGGCTAACGATCGGGCAGAGTGTTTTGGTACGCCAAGCATTGGACAGCGCAGAAACGTATTACGAGGTGATGGCATTGGCTCTGGCCTGTTATTTCCAACCACAGTACGACAACACTAACGAGTTCAGCGACAAGCGTGCAATGGAGTTGCTCCCACATTTTGAGAATATGCCGGCCGGGGAGGGAATGCCGGTAGCTTTTTTTTTGTTGAAGAGATTGGAAAGTCGTGGGAATGGTATTGGAATGAGATTCAGCCGCCTGTTCATGATGTTCTTCCCCCGATACTCGCGAAGCGTAAAGCCTTAGACGAGCAATCCGGTGTAAGTAATCTTGCCCCGTTTCGTTACTTGGATATGGTAGGAGAGTTCGCGGAAAGGTTCGCACAGCACCCCGATAAAGTTTTTTCCACAACGGATTATGATACTGTGTTTAATTTTTCTGTAAGTTTGTATAGGCGTGGTTACTACACCGACATCAGGAATGAGGTTGAGAGGTTACAAACCGCGCCACCCACCAGTACATGAGCAGTATCCACCAGGTACTAAAAGACTCTGCTTCCTGCCTTTCCGTAAAGGTACGGTACGTTTTTGCCGACCTTGACGAGAGCAATGCAACTATTTTTGATTCAGTTGGTGCAGGGGAATTCCCGGTTATGTTGGTAATCCCTTTCGATATTGTGGACGGCAACAGGGAAAACGGGGTGGTTAAGTCTACTTCCGAAATGGATATTTTATTCCTTACACGCATCCCACAGGCTACGATTGATATTCCAAGTGACGAGATCGAAACCAAGATGGTAGACCCCATGCGCAAGTTAGCGCGGGAGTTTGTCAACGTGCTGGATAAAGACGATATAATGTTTGAGGAAGGTATTACGTCCGCAACCTATCGCTCGGTGCATAAGGCTATGATGGATTCACATCTTTACGGGTGCTGGATTAATATGACCCCTTCGTTTACCGAAGATTTGACAACTTGTTTTATAGCTTCAAATGGCTGTTAATTTCAGTGCATCGATAGACGAACATCTTGACAAAGTACGTCAGGCATACCAAGATGCGCTAAATGCAAACGGAAATAATGCATCGTACAAAACAAGCGAATCGTTCACCAAAGAAGTAACCCAAAACAGCGGTACACTATTCGGGGCATCAAACCTTTACCAGTTAAAGCACGGGCGCAAGCCGGGACGCTTCCCACCGATTGACGATATACTGGACTGGATAAGGTCAAAAGGAATTACACCAAAGGATAATAAAACAACTGAACGGCAATTAGCTTTCCTGTTCGCCCGGAAGATCGCGCAAAGCGGTACGGATATTTTCGAGGGCAAGAAACCAGCATTGAACGTTGACGATCAGATAAAAGTATTGCAGGAGCAATTCGAAAAGAACCTTACAGCAGATTTTAAAACGGAGATAATCAAAGTATTGAAATGAGCCTAACCGTAACGCAGCGACCATATCAGACAATCAACGGGGAGTTATCCAAGTGGAACGCTGTGGGCAATCCTGTGCTGTACAAAATGCAGCGTAAAGACTTCACGTTTGCGAGTGTTACAAATTCAGGGGGATTCGTTAGGCTGGTTTTAGATTCAACTTTCGGGAACGTTTCAGCCTCTTTCGTGGTGGGTAATTCAGTTTACTTCCAAACAGATGCTGGGATTTACGCAGTATACGGAACTGTTTCAGCCTCAAGTTACAGCGCACCGAATACGTTAGTAACGCTATCAACGGCTTATATTTCAAGCTCAACAGGGTTTGTTAACAGCGATTCATTACGACCATCTTACCGGGTTAATGTTGACGTTTACAGCAGTGCCAATGTTAAGCTGACCGACAGCGCATTTAGCTACACACCGAACAGGGCAGGGGCCTTGAACATCGATGTGAGCGCGGTGCTACGAAACCAGATGCGTGCGGATAACGATGTAGTGCTTACCGCAGATTCAGGGATTGACTTAAACGTATTTCTTGGGTTCTACATCAAGTACACGGAAGTCTGGACGGGTAGCGCGGAAGTAGAAGTAAGCGATTCAACAAACATTTTCTTTACCGTTCTGGGGGCTATGCAAATACCCTCTACATACGGCAGCAATCTATACGAGTATTTAATCTTATCGAATATGAAAATCTTTGACGTTACAATTCCAAGCGCACAGGTATTGACGGGTAACAGCATTCCGGTTAACGTGTCTGAAACACCACCTGCCGGGTATGTATGCGTACCGATTATGTTCCTTGTAACGATGGACTACAACAGTGCAGCATATGCAACGAATACTACATTCAGGTTTGAGATTAATGGTATCCCTGTTAGTGCAACGGTATCATCGGTCTTAACCGCAACAGCAGACTACTTTAAAAGTGTGTTGCCGATAGAGTACAGCACGACAAATGATCTTCGGGCTCAGCCGATTAAGTTTGAAGTACAGACCGGAAACCCAACGGCTGGTAACAGCCCTATCCGGATTCAAACTATCTACGCTTTAAGACCTACCTTTTAATGGCTAAATGGCTCACCAAATTAACGAGGCCAAGACTATGGGACGGGTATTCTTTCCTACTGACAGTTTGTGTCGGCGATGCAGAGGAGGAAATGACCTGCGTAGTTTCTGGATATGATGCTTCAGGGGTATTGCTTTCTACTGTCAATTCAGATCCGGTAACGGCCACAAATCAGGTTATAGATTTTAATATCCCGTTTATTTACGGGTCTGTTACACCGGTTACCACGTTTCAAGTATACGTTAAGGATTCATTCGATGAAGTGAAGACCGATACGATTACCATTGATGTTATGGAGGCTTGTAAAAACCCGGTAATGTTAATGGGCCGTAACTCTTTAGGCGGTGTTCTGCAATGGCTTTTTGATTACTCGCAAGACTACGAACCGTCATTTGATGATGATGTTAAAGCCAAAAGGCTGATCATGTACGACAATACCCTTAGTCAAAACCAGTTTTATGCCTTGCAGGATTTCATTACTCTGGGGGCTGTGTATCGTAACCCGATCGTTGAATTTACAAGCACAACCAACAAAACAACTACCCGAAACGGACAGCAAGTTTATGTAGTGGGTACGGATAACTCCAAGATAGGGGTCGTGGTTATCGTGACCAAAAACAAAACCCAGACTAAGACTATCAATAATTCCTTTGAGATTGAGATCGAATACCCAATAGAATTTGCACCTTGAACAGTTATATCCTTTACGTAAACGACAGGCTTGTAGACCTTTATCCGGGGCAGGTTATAGCCACGACAATACAAAGGGTAGACTTCGGGCAGCTTGGGACTCGTAAAGTTAACCGGACTAATCAGGTTAAACTCCCAAAGTCAGAGAACAACGACATTACATTTGGGCTTGGGTCTTCCGAGAAGTCTATCAGTGTAATACCTTACACGATACTACCCTGCAAATTAATCATTAACGGGTACGAGGTATTCAATGAGGGTATTTGCTATGTCATAGACTACGAAGATGATTATTCAGTAGAGCTTCTTGAAAATGTATTTGACTTCTTTGTTAATCTGAGAGGTAAGTACATTTCATCAATAAATCCTATAGGTATTTCATCGTGGTCAGGATCAGGTCAGGATGCGGTACGGTCTTCAACTTCTGGGATTATAGCGGCAGTGATAAATTGGGGGCGTGGAATTTACGATGCAAACTATTTCCTTCCATCGTTTTATTACCATTCAGTTATTACCTCCATCCTGCAATCTTCCGGGCTTACAGTATCAGGTGACATACTCACAGATACAGACCTTACAGATTTGATCATACCTTTTGCTGGCGATAAGTACGAATACAATCCAGCACTGGTTGACAACCTGATCACAATGGCTGAAGATCCAGATGGTGACACTTTAGTAAACCCTGTAAACCTTGACCGCATAAGATTTACACAATACGCCAATGATAGGAACAATGTAATGTGGGACTTCTCTGGGTTTGGACAGTGGGAAAATGATACACCTCTTACCCTTCCGGTAACATTTACGGCTACAGTTATAGTAACATCTGTGGTATATGATATTTTTGATCCGTCTGTCGGATTTAGGATTCAGATAGTTAAAAATAGCGGGGGTTCATTATCGAATCTTGGGAACTCATCGACAATAGGCTATCCAGCAACATCAGGCACTCTAACCGCTGTATCCGTAGGTTCTACAACATTCCTTCCGGGGGATTTTATTTATGTAGTAATTGAAACGTTTGGAGTAGGTGGCGGTATTTCCCAGATTGACACTTCAAGCCATGAAGCAACAACTGGTTTTAGTTCTACAGTAAACAACACGGGAGTAATATGGAATCTTTTATGGCCTGAAATAACAGCGGATAGCATCCTGTTGGACTTTACAATCCGGTTCGGAATCGTATACAAGCAAGTGGGCGGTATGCTTATCCTTAAAACCCTTGAGGCTATTTGTCAGGACAGGGCGAACGCTATCGACTGGACAGGTAAGCGGGTGAATACCAAAAAGAAAAAGATTGTCTTTAGAAGCCCTTACGCGCAGGAAAACCAGTTCAACCATACCGATAAGATTGAGAATCAGGAGATCGGCCGGGGGCTGATCAACATATCAGACAATACAATACTCGAAAAAGTAAAAAGCATATTTACAAGCCCAGCCGGTAACACCACCACCGAAACCACAGGAAGCTACACAAAATCAGCTACCATACCGGCCTACGATGCGGACAGTGCAAGCATTTTGGATATTGTCACAGGGGCTGGATTCAGGGTCTTGACTTTGAAGGAACGTACAACTGAAAACGCTATAACATTTAATATCACACCACGCACAGATTTTAAGATCGGGTATTTTGTGGACGGCTCGAAAGCTAAGGACACAGGCTTTCAGTACTTTGTTGACAAATACTATCCGGCATTACGCACGGCATTGCAACGAAATAAAGTTGTTACCTTTGATTACAACCTTACCGAGTTGGACATAGCGAATTACGACCCGCATAAGATGATCTATGACGATGGTAGTTATTATTTGGTTAACAGGATTATAAATTATATCCCGGGTAAGATAGTGCGTGTTGAACTTTTTAAACTGTTGTAAATGGCTGACGAGACAACGATCATCTATAAAATTGAACTTAACAGGCCACAGGCGGAGGCAGATTTAAAAGCTGTAACGGGTTCAATTGTCAATCTCAAGGCGCAAAACGAGCTACTCACCAAAGCGATTACCAACCTTTCAAAGGCAGAAGGGGATCACACAGCCACAATCAAGGGAGCAACAAAAGAAATTGAACTTAACAAGCAAAAGATTTCGGAGAACGCAGCCCAGCAAAAGGCTTTGGTATCTGTTATCAACGCTGAATCAGGATCAATTAATGCTTTAAGAGCGCAAAATAAGCTACTGCTTGCTGAAAGAAATAATCTGAATGCCTCCACGGCAACCGGGAAAGCACGGATTGAGGATATAAACAAGGCACTTGACGCTAATAATTTAAAGATACAGCAGAACTCTTCCGGCCTTGAGAAGCAAAAGATAAATATCGGTAACTATTCAAGCGCATTGGCCGGGGTTGTACCTGGATTGGGAGGGATGGTTAACGGATTACAGGCTGCAACAGTAGCCGGGAAGGCGTTTATAGCTACCCCGCTTGGTATTGTTATCGCAGCCATTGGCCTCGCACTGGCTCCGGTTATCTCTTATTTAACCTCCACAGGCGAAGGGATTGACCGTGTGGCGCGAGAAACAGCAGGTTTTAATTCTGCCCTACAGATTTTAAAGGATCGCTTAAACGACATAGGAAGGGGTGAGGTTGGAGCAGCTAGCGAGTTTTCAAAGTCGATAAACGAGGCCGCAAAATCAACTATAAACTTTATAAAGGTTATAGGCACCCCGCTTATTTTGCCATTTCAAAAGGTAATTGAAAAGTATAATGAAGCAGCAGAGGCGGGTAGGACTTATGCTGATACGGTAGATGATATTGCAGATGCAGAAGAAAATTACGGCATTACCGCAGCGCGTACCGAGAATCAAATCAAGCGCCTGATACTTGAATCCAAGAACCGGACTTTAACAGAGGCCGAAAGGATCGCAAAGATTGATGAAGCTACAAAACTTGAGGCGGATTTAGTTGTTCAAAGAACAGAATTTGCAAAGGCAGAGTTTTCAGCGTTGGTAGAACTTAACCGAGAAAGACTCAAGCAGCAGGGAATAGTACAGCAGTCTTCCGAAACGCAGGCAACGTTCATTGAAAACAATATCAATTTAATCCGTGATCTTGACGAGGAGCTTGCCACTTCATTAATCGAATCGCTTAAAAAGATCGAACAGGTTACCGGGGACTCGATCGCCATTGAAGAAAAGCTACAGAATCAGCGTGACGCATTGCTCGACAAAGCAGCAACGAACGCACAGAAACGCAGGGAAGACGAAGCTAAAGCAAAGGCCAAACAGCTTGAGGACGATAAAAAAGCGGAAGAAGAAGATTATCAGTACTATGTAGACCTTGAAAAAGAACGCAGGGACGCAGCTGAGGCCGAACGCATCGAACAGAATCGTATCGAACTTGAACAGGAAGCCAATAATCAGGCGGCAAGAAAAGCAGCCCGCGAAAAGGATTTAGCCGACCAAAAGAAATATACCGACACTGTTAAGGCTTTAAAAAGGTCAGAAGCAGCAGCGGGACGGGATGCAGCGAACGCAGCAGCGGCACTCGCAAAGGAGGGATCCGCAGCCCAAAAGGCTCTAGCTTTAACGGCCATAGCAGTAAACACCGGTATTGGTATCTCAAACGCAGCAGCATCGGCCAAAGGAATACCATTCCCGGCCAACTTAGCGGCTATCTTTACCTCAATCGCGGTCACGCTTGCGGGGATTTCCCAGGCTCGTAATGCCTTACGGGCAGAGCGTGGCATGATCATACCAAAGAACAGGTACAATTACGGGGGCGTATTGCGTGGACCATCCCATGCGGAGGGCGGTATTCCGTTCACTGTAGGCGGGCGGTCAGGGTTTGAAGCAGAAGGCGGGGAAGCAATTATTAACAAACGTTCAACCGCAATGTTCCGCAGGGAATTGAGCGCGATCAATGCAGCGGGGGGCGGTAAAAAGTTCGCATCCGGTGACATTGTAGGGGTTAGTAATATTTCAAGGGCAAGCGAATCACGGGCAAGTCAGCGGGAATTGTTCGAGGCTATCTCTAAAATAAAACCACGTGTTTCAGTTGAGGATATTAACTACGTTCAGGGTCAAGTAGCAGTAATCGAATCTAACGCAATCGTACAATGAAAGTAAAGGACGAAGCAGCGGCAAAATATCTCATGGCCTTCTTTAAAGTTGGAGTTGTTTCGATCAACATTGCAACCTATCCACGATACAACCAAGTTTTTGAAGCGTATTTATCACAAGGTTACAATAGAAGTCAGTCGTATGATCTTGCTTCCGATGAATGCGGAACGTGCCGCAGTACTATCAAAAAGGCGGTTAAACTGATGAATTCAGAATTTGACGTATAAGGTTGCGAACACGTAACCCAATTAATCGGTAAAGTCTGTGGAAGTTTATACCCGTGATAGGAAAAATTTCCATACGCGGACATATAGGCCCATCTTATGTAGATGAAAAAGGCATCTTCCACAAGGGAGTAGTTTTATTGGACGTTATCGATCAGGTAATGAGCCAAAGCCTTGCCACTTCTTTTGAGGTTGATGTGGATTCACCGGGCGGATTTGTAGACATTGGAAACGACATTTACAACTACCTTGTTGACCTTGACAAAACCAGACCAGTAACCACATTACAAAAAGGATTAGTCGGCTCAATCGCCACAAAGATTTTCCTTGCAGGCTCTACCCGGTTAGTAGATGATCGTTACGAGTTCTGGATTCACAACCCATTCAAAGAAAAAGTTACCGGGGACGCAGACCAACTGCGGGCGGAGGCAGACGCCACCGAGAAAACCGAGAAAGATATACGCAAGTTTTACGGCTCATTTACCCCTATGGGTGATGTAGCTATCGATGCTTTAATGAAGCAGGAAACAGGCTTAACAGCCGATCAGTGTATCAAGTACGGGTTCGCCACAGGCAAAGTATCAGCACCAGTTTTTAACATAATCAATAAAAAAGATATGAGTACAACTCCTAAAAAGGATGAAAATGTACTGGATCAGATTAAAGCATTGCTTGGTCTGAAGCCAGAAGAAAAGAAAAAAGGCGTACAGCCAAAGGCAAAAGCGGAACTTCCTGGAGCGTCCGCTGCTTCAGCAGAAGCCCCAAAGAACACAGTAATTAACCTTGCCGATGGTGCAGGTTCTTTCTGGATCGAATCAGACGAGTTAGCGGTAGGCGTTGCGGGTTTCTTGCTTGATGAAGCAGGACAGCCAACAGTTGAACCTTTAGCAGACGGTGTTTATCCGATCGATGGAGGCGCAATCGCGACATTCGTAGGCGGTAAGGTTTCAGAATTCATGCCCGCTACAGAAGATCCGGAAGAAGAAGACCCTATCGAAGTGGACGCAAAGATCGAAGCGGCCCTTGCAAAGCAGAAAGAGGAGCTTACAAAAGAATTCGACAGCAAATTATTGGCCCTTAAAAAAGGCGTTTCTATCGGTAAACAGCCTACAAAAGGCGTAATCACCGCAAAGAAAGAAGAAAAAGAAAAACCTAAAGGTCTCACCGCAGCTATCCACGCAAAGATGAAGGATAAGGCAGAAGAAAGAAAGAATCAATTGAACGGAAAAAAAACTAAATAACGATGCCAACACCAGTATTAACAAGCAATTACAACGGGGAGGTATACGATTACATCATCCAAGAAGCTGTTATCGGGAACGAGGCAGTAGAAAAAGGATCGGTAAACGTAATCCCTGACGTTACAAAGAAGCTGTCCATTGCAAAAATGACGTCTTCAGCTAACCCGATCATTGACCGGGAAGCAATGCCGACCACCAAATCAGCTACCGTAACATGGTCAGAAGCCACGCTTACACCGGTTGAAATGATGATCTTTATACCGGACATTAACCCGCGTATCTACGAATCAGCATGGAAGGAATTCCAGCCTGACGGAGTGTTACCGGATAAAGTTCTGGATCCAAACATTCAGCGCATCCTCGCAGAGGTTGTAATGCGTCAAGCCCGTTTGCAAGTTGGTACTTTGCTTTGGCAAGGTGACACCACACTTGCGGCTTCAAACCCATTGCACTTTTTTAACGGGTACATCACCCGTGCATTGGCATCAGCAACAAACATTGACGTTCCTAACTTAGGTGTAATCACCCAAGCTAACGTTATCGCAGTACTCGCTTCGTGTGAGACATACGTACCGGCAGCACTTTACGATGATCCTGATATGATCATTCACATGAGTACTACCGACTTCCGTAAGTACCAGGGTGCAGTACGTGACCTGTCTTTCAAAGGACAAGGCCCGGCTGAAATCGCGCCTTCATATTTTATGAACCGTGAAATCCGTCACTATGCCGGTTTCCCTGTGAATAAAATACTTATCTGCCGTGCAACAACTGGATCAGAATCCAACCTGTACGCAGCGGTAGAAGGCAAGAACGACATGGAGAACTTCCAGATTGCGAAGTTACGCCCTGAAGGCGAATTGTACTTCCTGAAAGCTCTGTTCAAAATGGACGCGAACTTCAGCATTGACAGCGAATCAGTATTTTATTCTGGATCATAATTTTAAGAAAACATGGCAGTAATTACAGCACCAAAATACGCAGACCCTACCGACAACACATCATTTGCGGTAGCAGGTTTAAAGGGCTTTACGCAAGTCTACGCAGCTACTTCTATTCCGCTTTTGAAGAAAGGCGCAAAGGAGCAGCACGTATGCTATGCACAGCTCACAGGCACAATGACAATCAACTGCGCTACAGTAGTATCGCAGCTTCAAATGTTTGACCGGGTGGTATTCCACTTCAACGCAGATGCAGGTGGCGCACGCGTGGTGACATTTGGAAGCAACATGAACTCAACAGCAACTCTTTCGGTAACAGCTTCAAAAGATGCCCGCGCTGAATTTGAATTTGACGGGGTTAACCTGGTTGAAGTTTGCAGAGCAGTAGGTACATTATAATCCGGGTATACTCATGGGATGCGGAACAATAACAATAGGTAGCATTAACGACTGCGACAACCCGCTGAAAAGTGGAACGCAGTCCACAATGTACCTTGCAAATTATGATGATCTGGTTTCGGTTACCCTTTCACCGTCTACGCCTAACTTAATTACGGCTTTGACTTTCGTATCCAGTACAGTAATGTATGTGTTCGAAGGATTCAAGCAGGACGTTAAGCCAACGCAGGAAGTTATCGCACCGTCAAATGGTTCGAACCAACTCAAGCACGCTTTAGGGTTTATCATTTACCAGATCAGTCAGTTACAAAAGAACAACATCCAGCGAATCGCTAAAGGAAACTTTATTGCAATCGTTGAGAACAAAGGAAAGGACGCAAACAGCTTTGAGGTCTACGGACTCGGAAGCGGTCTGCAAATCGTTCCGGGTGTTGTTCGGGATACATACGCTAACGGTGGCGGGTACATAATTTCGCTTGCAACCCTCGAAGGAGAGTTTGAGCCGAAACTACCACAGACACTATTTAGCACTGATTACGCTACTACGCTGGCCCTCGTTAAAGGCTACGCAGCATTACCAACAATCACTAACATATCGGATCTTGCTCTGCAAGTTGCGGGTGGTGATTCTGAAACCATCACAGGAACAGGCTTCTACGGAGGTACCGGCTCAAGTGCGGTTACATTGGTGCAGTGGGTTAATCAGGTTACAGGTGCTTTGGTTACACAAACATCGGTTACGGTGGCATCGAATACGAGCATCACGTTTACTTCTGTCGCACTGACAGCAGGATCGTACAAGCTACGGATCACGACTACAAGGGGAGTAGTAGACTCAACACAGATCGGAATAGCAACATAAGATACTTTTTGGTTAGAGGAGTAGGAGGTTGACAAAGGAGGGGGCGGAGGTGAAAGTTCGTCCCCTTTTTGTTACCTTTAAAATAAAAAACACATGGCAAAACAGAAAGCAGAAAAGGTGATCGAATCAGTTGAACTGAAAGATCCTAACGAAGTAATTGACCTTCCGCGTGTTGGCCTTTACATCACAAAACAAACGCTTACAATCGACCGTTATCTACAGTTGATTGGCTTGAGCGACACATTCAAAGAAAAATTTAATGTCAAACTAACCAACAAAAAAGATGAGCAAATCAACGACCAAGTGGGTTCCTAAAGAGGAAACAATCGGAGTACCAGGCAGAGGTTATATCCGGAAAGAAGATTTCAGCGACACAGATTTAAAAGCACTCAAGGCACGAGCTAAAAACCGAAAGGTTGACGAGCATACGTTTTTACTTGCCGCAGGACTTGTTCCGGTTAACGGAGAGTTCAAACTTGAACTTGATGAAGATGCCGAAGAAGTAGACGGTAACGGAACCGTTATTGAGACGAAAGAAGTATCCGAAGAGGTTACTGAAACCCCTAAAAAAGGCGGTAAAAAGAAAGCAGAAGTTACCGAATAATAAGTGTACGCCTTTAGTGTCCCATATAACGCAAATGTAAAGCGTCTTAGGACGTTTATAGACCTTACTGACGGCATTCAGTGGTATAGCTTCAACAATTTGTACCCACAGATTGCGGAAGCTATCCGCGACCGTTCCTATACAATCAAGGCGGCCTGTGATCGGTTGGCAAATTTCATTGGTGGAGAGGGTTTTGAAGACCCTAAAATCGGTGAAATGGTAGTCAACTCGAAAGGCGACACCATGAACGATATTTTACGCAAGCTCCGGGTGGATGCAGCGACCTTTAAAGGCTCGTTTGTTGTTCACCTTTCCGCAAATCTTGAGGGAGAATACAATAATATTTCAGTTTGGCCGCTTGCTAACTGGCGTTTAGGTTTACCAACAGAAGAAGGTGACGTATACGACATAAAATATAACTCCAACTGGGAGCAAGACCCTTATAAGGAGCTCAGCAACGCTAAAAAGATAGTCGAGTACCGTAAATTCAACCCAAATAAAGACGTAATCATCGAGCAGATCGAGGAAGACGGTTGTGTCGAATACGATGATGGATCTATCGAATACTTAAATCAGGGGCAGGTATTTTATGTCACTGAATTGGAAGATCAGTATCCTTTAGCAACGTTCGACAGCGTACTTGATCAGGGCCAGACACAGGAAGAAATAGGTTTGTTCCGGTTAAAGTCTATACAAAATGGGCTTAATGCCGGGGCTATATTTTCATATCCCGGAAAGTTTGAGGATGATGCTAAAGCAGCAGCCTTTAAACGCACACTGAATGAGCACACAGGGGCGGGCGGGGCTAATTCTATCATGGTCGTAGAAGCTGACGGGTCGCAACCTGTAGCAGCAAAGGATTTGGTAACACCATTGACAGTTCAGAACATGGACAAAATCCATGAGTTTATCAGCCGGGATGATAAGAACGCGATCATGGAAGCCTTTGGAATGCCTAAAGGTATTTTGGGGATTCATCCGGAAACCGGAATGTTTAATCAGCAGCAGTTGATTGAAGAATATTACTATTACAACACTATGACCCGCCAATACAGAAACGATGTATCGCGGGCATTCAAAAAGATATTTGCAAACTGGCATGAGCCGGTTAACAGTGATTTTAAAATCAAAGAACTACAGTACGCAGCGACACCTTCACCAACTACACAGCCTGTAAATGCTTAAACCGGTAACCATAACGCTTGCAGATGTTAAAGCCCTTCACCCAACGGCAGAGCTTGACGGTGCGGTACTTGAGCCTCATATCCAAAAGGCACAAGATCTGGATTTGCGCCCGGTGCTTGGTGATGTTCTTTACTACGACTTCATGAGCAAGTTTTTAGTAACAGGTGACGCTTCCTATGCAATCTATCAGACGTTATTGAACGGAGGTTCTTACACGTATGCCGGAAATACAATCTACTTTGATGGGTTGAAGCCTTTCATGGTTTGTAAGACATTGGTACGCCTTGCGGTATCACAGCCAGCACAGCTCACGCGGTTTGGATTTGTTACAAAGGTGGCCAGCGGGTCGCAGCCGGTGGATAAAGACACTATCAGAATGTTTGTGAACGGTCAGAACAGTGACGCACAAACGTATCAAAACAATATTTGTCAGTACTTGAACAACAACGTAACGACATACACGAAATTTAAAGGGGAGCAGACAAGCCTAAAAACAGGGTTTAAGATGTTCAACGGATCATATAACAGGGATTTAACAAGGTATTGATATGGCATTACAAGTAGTAAAAATCGGGCAGGTTGTAACAGTAGGAACGACCGCAGACGAAATTCAGATCGATGAAACGCTTATAAAACTTCAGCAGCCATCACAAACATTAACTGTACGGTGCGGTACTAACGCTGGCACAATTCAGTTTTCGGTAGGAGTTGCTCCTTCAGGCGCGGAAGCTGTAGCGACAGGCGTAACAACTACAATTCATGGTGTCCAGAACGGTTTTAGAAACCTGTGGGCAGTAGGAAGTGTGGCCGGTCAGACATTCACAATCTATTAATGTGGTTTGACACGATGTACTACCAAACCTTCAAAGGCGCACAGCTTGACCTGGAATGTTATCAGGGTAAGTCTACTATCCAATACGAGATAGAGGTATTGAACGATGATTGCACGGATTACGATTTCGATATTTACTCAAGCGTTGTAGCGAAAATATTTTACCGGAAAGGTGGCGATGTTGTACTTACTCCAACGGTTACAACGAACGAGCCTTTACTATTGCTTACGCTTTTGAAATCACAAACGGCAGCATTACAATTACGGGAATACTGGTTAGAGATTTACGGTGTTCTTTCAAGCCCAAGCGGTGAAGAAGAATTATTGACATACGGAATACTAAAAAATAAATGACAAAGGTAAGGATCAGAGGGGGGGCAACGGTATCAGAGCGCGGGACAATCCGGGCTATCGGTACTTACGTTTCTACGTTTGATCCTGCTTTAGGTTTACCCACCAATGGCAGCGGCCCCGGTGGCATGATTTTAAAAGGGGATTACTGGAAGGCATCGGGGGCAGGAACAATATCCGGACTGTCGCCCTTTACGGTGTTTGCCTCTGGTGACCTTATCTATGCGGCAATAAATAACGCTCTTAACGCTTCGGATTTCTTTGGTAATAAAGGAACAGGTTCGGGCGGTGGAGGTGGCGGTCAAGTTGATAGTGTAACAGGTGGCGGTGATATAAATGTGGATAACACAGATCCGGCAAATCCAGTTGTTTCTTTAACAATACAAGCCGGTTCTGGTATAGACGTTGATCCAGTTAGTCAGGGAGTTCGTCAATTAAACATTAATACAGGATTTTTCGGTAATGCTGCATTTGCAAACGTAAACGATTTTGATCCTGCGGGATCGGCTGCATCTGCTATAACAACATCGCAAGCGTACGCAGACGGGAAAGTAGCTGACGAAATTAATAATGGTGAAACAACTATCGCCCCTTCACAAAATGCTGTTTTTGATGCTTTGGCAGGGAAGCAAAACAGTTTGGGCTACACCGCAGAGAACCAAGCAAACAAAGAAAACACCACACTCGACACAAGCACAACAAAATACCCAACCAACAGACTTGTAAAAGAGTATGTAGATAGTCAATCAGGTGGATCAAACGCAATCGTTTATGCTATAGCCCTCGGTTAGTATGAAAATAAAAATATCAAATTACACATTCAACGCGGCGGCTAAAACGATTACGTTCACCGACTACGCATCTATAAGCCTTGACCAAGTATTGCTGATTACGAATGTAACTGACAATATTATTATCTACAATTTTGCAGATCCTACATTAGGGGGTACTGTTGGAACAAACGTACTGACATTGACCTACAACACAGCGTCAATGGCAAATGGGGACAAGTTGCAGATATTTTTTGAGGACAACGTAGGCAATACGTTAGGCGATCAAGCAGACACGGCAGCAAGTTCGGACACAGGTACTTTCAGTATTGTGGCTTTATTTAAACGTGCGCTTCAAAACTGGACTTCCTTACTGGCAAGAATACCTGCATTACTTACTGTAATACCATCTGACGATACGGACTCAAGTGCTATTCCGGTTCGTGCGCTACCGATGCACACAACCAGGATAGGGTATACAAAAGTAATTTCAGGCGGGGTAGATCCGGATTGGGGTACGACTGTTATCCTTGGAACCGGCATGGCTGTTAACCAGACAGGAGGAAACCTGGTTATAACATCAGGCACAACAGCCCGCGCTGAAACAATTATCCGGTCTTTAGAAGATTGGAAGGGCGGAGTTCGGATGCGTAACCGGATTACATTATCACAAAGAATAGCTAACAATAACTTTTGGTTAGAGCTTGTTGACGTTATCGGTGACGGGCTTGCTTATACGATCAACTCTGCCACTTCAATTACAGTAACAATACCGTCAAATCCGTTTACGGCTCAAAATATCGGACAGTCAATGTACCTCGGTGCGTTCAATGGTACAGGTACTTTCCTTTCAGGACGGTATGCAATAGCGTCCATAGCCGGTAACGATGTTACTTATACCGTATCCGGTTTTGCGGTAGGCTCTGGAACGTTGTCTGTTTTCGGATGGAATTACTACCAACTACAATATCAAGGTACTACAGCAACTTCCGTAAACTTTGACACACAAAGAAACGGCTGGCTTTCAGGGGCTACTATTGCCACTACAACGCTTACCAGCGCTTCGCCGGGACACATGACTGTTCTGACGGGCAATGACTTAATAGCAACGCTTTCCGATCAATTGGTCGCGTCATCTACAACCATTGCACAAACATTAAGAGCCAGCCGTGCGGAAGGTGTACCGGATGATATTGCTTTAAGGTTTCAAGTACGAATAGCAAACGGTTCAACAGCACCGGCCAGTACTACAACATTTACAGTTGGACTAACCGCTATATCAAACTTTGCAAACCAAGATGTAGTAATTCAGGACGTTAGACCAATGGGTAATGCTAATGCCTTACCTGTAGAAATTTTACGATCAGTAGCACAATCAACGACAGTAACATCAATTTCCGCAGGCTCAAATGCTATCGGGGATGTAGGACTTCAATATCGATCAAGTTCTGGTCCGGCAGGTACGCCAACAATATTAAACAGCCCGGCTACTCCTGCGGTGCAAACTATAAAAGGTTCTGCGGGTAGACTATTCGGAATCTATGTAGCAAACTCAAACGCAGCAGCAAGGTATTTAAAGATATTCAACGCCACCACTCCGACACTTGGTACTACCTCTGCCGTGTTGGATATTGCAATACCTCCAAACAGTGCAAGCGTAGTGTTCATTAAATTTGAAGGTGGCATACCTTTCACAGTTGCAATAACAGCAGCTGTAACCGGAGCAAGGGGAGCTACAGACAACACGGCAATAACATTAAACGATGTAACAGGCTTTACATTCCACGCGTAATTTTTAAACCCAGTTAAAAATGGCAACATACACAGTACAATCAGAAGGAACCCACATTGTTCCTTACACCTTACTGGTGACATTCCCAGTAAACATCATTATGGCCCAATCAAACAGAGTGGGCAGCACACACCCTTTTGAAAGTAATGAGTTCAATGCTCAGATGCAGATCGCTGCGGACAACATTGAAAACTACTACAAAGTACTTCCTGACTTTACGGTACAGGATCAATCAAGAAACGTAACATGGCAGTGCATTAATCCGCAGGAGTCTTTTGATCTCCCAAATCTTGTTTTGTACGATCTTGTTGTCAGTTTCACGATCACCAATGCGGAAGCGCAGATAACAATCACACCACAGTCTAACCTTACAGAAGGTGACCTTGAAACATTCCTACAAGCGGAAGCAGACAACGCAGCAATGGTTTACAAGGCTACGTTTAATTGGATTGATATTTAGTAATGAATGACATCACCAGACGAAAATGAATGGTAGCAGTTTATTACATAGGGATAGCGGTTATTCTGGTTTCGATCGGGTTAATAATTCTTATCGGTAAGCTGATAAAAAAGTGGTACAACCTTTATAAAGATGTAAAATATGTCAAAGAAGAAAGAGAAAGACAAGAATCCGAAACGTCCAAAACCAAAGCCGGACGTATCAACGCAAGAAGGAAATGGTGATAACCCGCCTAAGCCTCCTAAAGATCCTCCGGGATGAGTAAGCTAATTCTACTCTGGCTGACACTATTTGTTTGGGTGTTTTTCACGGTATGGAAAGAAGTCGGGTATCCGCAACAGGAATACTCTTTCTTTCCATGCTCGCAACAACTCCTGACCATTCAGATGTATGTTTGGATAGCCTCATTAAGGTTTATTATGATTGTGATGGCTTGGATAATATTACAATCATCCAATGAATACAGATCAGCTTTATGGGTGTTTTTCTGGATTAGCGTATTCAAGTTTGTAGAGTTCTTTTTTAATTACAATGATGTTTGGGTTTATCTTTGGGATAACGTACCTGTAACTTCTAATATTTTGAGTGCATTAATTTTTGGCTTAGCTATACTTTATGAATTTGTTTACAGAGAAAGAAGCAATTGATACCCTGATACTAATTATCGAGGCGTTAGGTAGTGTAATGATTCTTATGATCGGAGGGCTGTCGTACTTTATAGTTTCAACTGCAAGAATGATCAGCAAAAGGATTGATAAGCAGGAAGATTTAACCGAAAAGAAGTTTGAAAAACAAGACGAATTTAACGTTAGACTTGCGAACTTCATGCGCGATCAGCAAAAGCAAATCACCGACCTACACAATAAATTGAACAAGACGGTAGAGCTTATCGGTACAAACCAAGAGAACGACCGCGAACAAATGGGATTCTTAAAGGATTTGGTTTTACAAACTGTTAGGAAATGAAAAGAAAAAAGCACTGGTGGGTACGTTCTAAAATATGGGGCAAACTCCGGGATACGTTCGCGGTGTTTGGAACAGGTACGACCATCGGGCTTGAGGCTGCTAACGTTGAAGGAACGTGGTCTTACGTTGTCGCAGGGGCAACGCTTGGCGGTACGCTGTTAGGAATATGGATGAGTGATGAGAATAACAACGGGCTTGTAGACATATTTGAAACAGATGAGGAAGGCACCGTTACCCAAACCACAGAAATAGAAGTTAATAAGAAACCTATTGAATAAAAACAGGCGGCCAATCTTGCGGATGCCGCCTGTCAAAAGACTTTCCGATATATAGCAATTTCAACCGGACGTGTAATATTGCACAATTTTAACGCAAATTCCTATTATGAACCTTATTTTGACACGATTCAGCGATAATGGTAAAAGCACTTTGGGACTTCTTCACCACAAGGAAACAGGTAAATTCCTCAACTACACGCTTGAGGACGAGTTCCGAGCGGTGAAGGTAAAAGGAGAAACGCGAATACCGGCCGGCTACTACGAGTTAAAGATCCGGAAAGAGGACACCCCGTTAACGGTTAAGCACCGGACGGCCTACGGAACCTGGTTTAAATACCATATTGAAGTTACGAACGTGCCTAATTTCTCCGGGATTTACATTCATGCAGGCAATACCGATGATCATACGGATGGATGCTTGCTTGTTGGCAACTCACAAAACAACCACCACACAGTTCAAAACAGCCCTTTAACAAGTTCGATCGATGGTACACGCAGGGTTTACGAATTGGTTTACCCGGAACTGGAAGCCGGGCGGAAGGTTTATATTCAGATCAGGGACGAAAAGGAATTCATCAGTTAGGTTATTTTCCATGTTTCGTGTAACTTTACCACATGAAACAAAGATTCGGAAAACAAACAGGAGTAGTCAGTAGGTCTTGCTCTAAATGTGGTGGAGACTTAGGAGATCGTTACGGAAAGCAAAGGTATTGTAAGGCATGTCATGCAGCCAATATGCGTGCGACAAGACCAAAACACAGCGAACTATCGCCAGAAGCCAGAAAGAAAGCAAACACAAGAGCGTATAGCAGGATGCTTGTTTTGTCTGGGGTTATTAAAAAAACTCCATGCGTTGTTTGCGGTGATGAAAAAAGTGAAAGGCATCATCCTGATTATGATAAGCCTAGGGAAGTTATTTGGCTTTGCCGAAGGCATCACTTGGAATTACACGAAAAAGATGGTAACAAAAAAGGTCAGCCCAATGAAAGCCGACCTTTCTTAAACGTAAAACTTAAATAAAACGAAGGTTTTTAATCAGCCCCATCACCTGCATACCAAGCACCCCACTCTCCACAAACACCTGTAGCTGAATTGCAAGTTCTGTCATGACAGAGGTATTGCGGATTTGATGGCGTGGTTCCCATAACAAAAGCGCACTGAGTTTCTGTGTATTTCACCCTTTTCGCGGATGCTGCCGTCAATCCAACCGACACACACAGTGCCATCAGAATGAATAGTATAGATTTTTTTTTCATTTTCTTTTTCAATATTTACCGATCAACAATTCTACTAAACGTCTTGCCGGTATCAGTCATAATAAAGTTGTCTTGACCTCTATAGAGAGGACGGATGCCTGCCCCATGATTGTAAATTATAAACGCATAGGTGTTTTCTCGATGTAAGTCAAGTTGAGAACTTGGTTCAATAAAAAACTGACTTGCAAAGGTATTAAAATCATTTGGGTTATCAGCCTTTGTAACAAGTTTATAACTGTCTCCAATGATTAGATTTGTTTCAAGCATTTCATCTTTATAATCAAATGAATCTTGCCCAACACTACCCTGATTTGAATTTTTGATAATTACTCTTAGTATGAACATATATTTGTTTGTTTATGTATAATGCGAATTTAATAATACCTTCGTACATGAGCAAATCCAACGTAATAATTCTAGCCCTCATAGCCCTGATTATTGTAATGGCCTTCTGGGGAGTAGAGAACAAGCAAGCATCAGAGGACGCGAGAATCGAAAAGGAGCAGGTTAAAGACAGTCTGCAGCACGAAGCCGACAGCCTGCAGGAGGTGATAAAGGAATTTCAGGCTGCGGACTTACGAGCCCTGCAGGTCATTCAGGAGGCCACAATCCGGGCGGATCGGGCGGAAGCTGCAGCACAGAAAGCAATAAGCAATTATGAAAAAATACGCATTACTCGCAGTACTACTGACTTGCAGCGGGATAGCATCCTCGCAGACATACTATCGAATTGAGGTAGGAAAGCTGGATACCCTGTTTTTCTATGCCCAAAAAGGCAAGGCTTGCGATACCCTTAAAAATTCCCTCACAGAAGCCCTGCAGGAAAAAGACCTACAACTGCAGGCGCAAGGTGAGATAATCGCTCTAAGGGGTCGCCAAATGGAAAATTACCGCCTTCTGGATACTAACTGGTCAGAACGCCTGCAGAACCAGGCGGATCTATTCCTAATCGACAAATCACAAATGCGAACCAAGCTAAAAAAGCGATCCCGAATCATCGTAGGACAATCCGGGATCATAGTTGTGTTGCTGGCTATTATTCTGCTTTAGCCGTTGACAAACGGTAAGGGTGCATTTAGCCACTTGTTAGCGGCAAGTTTTTTTGCCCGCTAACAATGCTGTTAAAAAGATTTTAGGTACATCTCAAGGCGTTCTTTCAGGCGTTTGTTCTCTTCTGAAAAGTCGTTAAACATTTCAGCCAGCACTGTCCAACTGTAAGTTACTTCGCCTTTATCTCGGTCAAGGATTGCTTTCCATTTAGCGAATACAGGAACCTCTTCCGCGCTTTTCTCTTCTTGATCCAAATTGCTAATTTGGTATTTTAGATGATCAGGATCAAATTTACCTACAGCCCATGAAGCACCGTTATCATATTTTTTGATTGGTTCCTCTTGGGCGTTATTAGACCCTGTTGTGTTGATCATTGGAGGTGGAATAAAGCTATTTATATTTACTCCGGTGTTATTTATCATCCCGTTGTTGTTTGGTTTCTCTTTAGGGGCAAAAGTCAAAATAGCTCTGCGTTTATCACAGTAGCAATCATCTACCCTACAGCAGGAAAGGAAGCCATTATTACCGCCCTTCACCTCGTAAGTAATACCCTTCTCTGATATGTCGTAGATGCCGTCTTTCAGATCACTTAATATTGCATATAGAGGTGACTTTAAATTCACAAGATGGCCTAAATTCCCCACCACCACACTGTTCTTTATGAAGGTGTCGAGGGCTTGCTGGTATAGCTTACTATCTTCTTCTTTTATGGCGTCAGAGAATAAATGAGGTGGCTTTTGCCCCCCCGATACTCTCGGCTCTCCCTTTTGGATGATTAATGTTTTTGCGATCATAGGTTATAAAAAATATTCGTTCTTTTCAATCCTGTGCTGTACATCAGCATCATTTTCAATACGGTCTTTACACAATTTAAGAAATTTATCTGCCTCTTTCTTTGTCGAGAACGAGTTCATTCTGAGTACTTTAACAACATGGAATGCTTCTACTTTTTTCTTTGCCATACTGGGTTACTGTTTGTCGGTTGGTGGGATTTCCCGAAGTTTGTTAAGTAAGTACTTATAAGCTGATCTGGCTCCTCTGTCCAAATCACCCTCAGAATTATCAAGGAATTTCTTTTCCTTATCAATCTCTTTCTCTAAAGCCAGAAGGGTTTCTTCTCGGCCTGATAATGATCCGGATTTAAAAGCGTGTAGGTAATGCCCGTACATTCTTCTTACTTCTGAATCTGGGTTTTTGGTTACCCATCGATCAGCTTCTTTGTGGGTGAATGCTTCCCAAAGTTCTTTAGCTTGTTCTGGTGTCATATCTTCAATAATTTTATAATTTCTTCAAATTGACCTACTGAATTTGTAGACATAGTTTTACCTACCCAATGGCTTAAACTTGTATCGTGATCAGGCACTTCATCGTACAAGTGATAACGAACAATAGCATTCTCTCCGTTTCTTAGTTGGATAGTAAATATGATGGCCTCTTCATAAAACTCTAACGTGAACACGCCTAAGTCAAGAAAAGATACCATATTGACGGCCTTAGCAATTTTATCTTTTATGGTGTTTTCCATATCAATGTTTAAGGGTGCTAAAGAGAGTTAAAATAGTATCCTCGACCGCTGATAAGGCCAGTGTGTTCGTTGAAAGTTGGTTCGGTTGTAATCGTTCCGCCTAATGATTTAATCATTTTTTGAAGCCTGTAGTTAGTCCAACTGAACTGTTTCAAGATGCCATGTTTTCGCGGAAGGAATCCTGATTTATTCCAAGCATATACGTACAGGCATAGCTTATCAAGATCGGAAAGACCTTCGTAGTTGATAATACCGTCCTCTTTCAGGCTATCGGTAAACCCGCAAAGCGCATTCTTCCAACTCATGGCGAATGGCTTTTCCTTAATACGAGCATCAAATTCTGCTTTCATGAGTTAAGACTTTTGTATGTAATACCCCATCTGCTTTTTGCACATATCGCAATAAGAACCTTCTGCTGTGAATCTTCTTTGATGGTCAGGATGCGGGCAAGGCACAAGATTAAGTTCTTTTATAGCATCTTCAACAACACCTAATGCTGAATAAATGCTTACTTCTGAGGATTTTGCAAGTGCCAGTACACCATAAAATCCCTTATTATAACCCGCCTCAATTGCAGATTTATCTAAGGCTTTATGAAGTTTACTTTTTTCTTCAACTCCACCACCTCCGATGAAGTCCATGTCTCTGTTAATTTTCTCTTTCATATTTTTTGTGGTTACTACCCAAGAGGGGGTTAAAATGGCACTTCATCATTTGATGCTGCCGACTTAAAATCTATCATTTTCTTTTGTTGCACGTCCAGCCAGTTCGTGTGGTCCGCTCCGTATTCCGAGTATCTGCCGTTATCCTGATTCCAATTTAAGGAAATCTGCCCAACCTCACCCCAAAATTTGAACTTTACTTTCTGGACCACAAGCGTATTTTTGCCAGGTTCTTCCTTGTACATACTCAATCCAATATCTGCCTTGTTGTAGAAGTTTGCGGATCCTGAAATATCGTATAACCCCGGAACATCATATTTACCTGTATCCTGATTAATCCGCATTTTGGTAGGGTGCGCCACTATAAAAGCGTGTGTCCCGTTCTTCTTATTAAAATTGCTGATCAGGTCCAGGCACCGGCTAACGTAGTTTGTACTATCGTCTTTGTGTTCCAGTTTATTCCATGGGTCAATTACGAACCACTGTATACCGTATTTCAAAACCGCTTGCCTCATTTTCTCAAGTATTTGTTCAAGTCCGTATCCATCCTGCGGGTAAACCCAAAACAAACGGTCCTGTAAAAATTCCTTTGCCCGTTTTAATTCCAGTTCATTACACTTGAAAGCAGACTTACCGTTGAGTTTTTCAATCAATTTTAGAAGGTGTAATTCTGTCGGCCAGTTCTCCGGGGTGAAAAATCCGCCCCGTAAATTATAATCAATGCTGATTTCCAAAAGCATCTGGTCCACTATCTCGGATTTGCCATGGCCCGGTATTCCGGTAATTACAGTTGAGTAACCCGGGAAGAAAGAAATAAGATTACCCAGCCTGCCCCGAGGTTGCCACCCTTTAGGAAAACCGTTTTTGAGTAAATTAAGCAGGTCTTCCCAATAATCCGAAACCCCAAATATCCCTTCGATCGGAAATGGCTGGCAGTCTTCCAGATTTACCGCCCCAGACTTACACAGTTGCTCGTTAACGTCTTTAAATTCCCCCAGCCTAATCCTGTAGCATTTTTCAACGCCTATCCTACGGGCCAATTCTTGGGCTAATTTTTCGCCCGGCTCGTCATGGTCCGTGAGAATGTAAGCCTTTTCAATCCCTTCAAAGTATTTCCAGCAGTTATCGAGGTAGTCAAGATTGTTATTCCCTTTGTTGGCCCCGTTCGGAACGCTTACCGTATTCTTATACCCAGCCTGAACCATGGTAAGACAGTCAATTTCCCCCTCTACGATGTAGATTTCAGTTGCACCTTTTATCCCGTCAAGGTTGTAAAATATCTTTTCAGCATCCTTGACCAGCTTGAAACCCTTATCCCCGGACCTGAATTTTGTATTTATGTAATTACCGTCCCTGAAGTAGTTAAACTTAATTACGTTCATTTCAGCAGCTTTGTGAGGCATCCATTCGGTCCCTTCCGTCACCTGCATGGTTATCAAAGTTTCCTGCGAAATATTACGCTTGTTAAACCATTCAACTAATTTTTCCGAAAGGCTGGTTTTATTTTCCCAAACCGGTCGAACGTAGGTTTTATAATTTTCATCCTTTTTGAAAACAGCCACCCCGCAGTGAGAACACTTGCCAACCCCGAGCTGTGCGTTGTAGGAGAAGCAAGGCGCATTCTTTTTCTTTCGGTCGTCAGAACATACCGGGCAGGGTTGCGGGTTCTCTCCGGTCTTCTGTGCCTTAACCTGGTACTCTCGCTTGCTTTCCTTTTCGATTACACTTTCGTACATGGCTACTGAATTTTGTATCTGTTTTTTTGGTCGCCTTTAACTTCCGTTTTTGAAAGCCATGAAGAAAACTTTTGCCTCCACTGCCACTCAAGCAAAGGTTCCGGCTGCTGTGAGAAGTGTAGCCAGCATTGGTCAAACGCTTTGTCGAAATCTTTACCCTTGTTGGTCCTGCGTAAATCATCCATGTACAGCTCGTCAGAAAAAAGATTTGCCTTTAATTGTTCTTTGTTAATTGTTACTTGTTTATCTATACTCACTGTGCTTTGACGTTGCTTTGATGTGTGCTTTACGAGTGCTTTATCAAGTGCTTTGGTATTTGCTTTATCATTTTCTTTCAAAGCAATTATGTTAGAACTGTACTGATTTTTGGAATACTGGACCACCTCAAAGAAGCCATATTCTACCAGATCATCGAAGGCAGATTTGTAAACTGAATAGGACTTTACAGTGATTGCATCCAGCACCATACTGGTCGGCAGTCCGAAGTTTTTCTTCCATCCTAAACGGTTACAATGTTCCATGGCAAAAAAGAAAATAGCAATATGTATAGGCTTTATTTTGCCGGTATTCTCAAATGCGAAATCCCAAAAGGCGCGGGACAGCTTATAGCCACTTATCTCAGTTGCCATGGAGCCATTCAGTTAAGCGTTGAAACTTTTCGTTACGGATTGTATGGTCAGAAAGATAACGCCTTAATTCGACTGCTAATGCGAATACTGACCGCCTGCTAATCCCAGCTTGTACTATCTGCCCGACTATGAATTTGTCCTCATTTTTAAGGTTTTCTTCGTCTTCATGGCATGGTTCGCACAATGTTATCAAATGCTCGTCTTTATAATCCCATGGCTTATGACCCGGTATGTAAATTATATGATGTACGTTTAAAGTTGTTTCATGGTCCCCGCAGAACTGACACACAAAATTGTCACGCTTCATTATCTCTAACCTTCGCTTCTGCCAGAATGGGCTTTTAATCAGATCCGCGTATTCATTACTTGCCATAAAACTAAAAAACCTTTGCACCCGTTCGCTGGTAAGAGCTACTAAGGCACAAAGGCTTTGTTAAAGTCTTTACTCGGGTGCTTACCCACCACACTGCCGGGTTCCTTCCCCGACAGGTCAAACTTAGTTAATGTTTGCCGGACCTGCAAATCCGGGCTTTCACTTTTCCACCATCTTTCGATTAGGTCGCAGTATCCTGGATTATCCAGTAGTTTCTTTAGTCAAGATGGATTTTACAAACATCGTGAGCCGTTTTAAATCCAATCCTCCAAGCGTAAAGCCACTGCCAAAAGGTAGGCTTATCAATTCCAACGTACCAGTTTCCTGTTCCTAAAATGCTGAAAAATGATCTTAAATAGCGTAGGTATTTCATGTGTTCTGTTCTTTAGTCTGTGTCTGTGGGGGAGCGGTGTATTCATTAAGAAACTTTCTTAACTCTGATCTCCACCAAAATGGTGCTCTTCCCATGCTGTCGCCATACCAAAAACCATTGTAATCAGACTCACCAAGCAGGAACGTAATAATTCTATTATCAGGTTTTTTCTGCCCCCGTAGTGTCGCAAGCTCGGCCTCAAGCAACGAGGCTTCTTCATTTAGACGGACTACATCGTTGATTAGATCAGTTCGTTCTGCTTTTAATGAGGTGTTTTCGGCCTCAATTTGATCTTTTATGTCAATTTGATCAGCGAGTTTTTGATTCATTCTACCATGCGCAATACCGCAATCCTCAAGCTGTGCTTTAAGTTCTGAAATTCGTTCTCTGTATTGAGCGGAATAGGATTCCATAGCATCTACAAATCGACCAGTTCCAAGTCCGTTAACGCGTATGGTATCACCTACGGTTGCCATCAAAATTTCTAATGCTGTCTTCATATTTATTCATGCCTCAAGGGCGGTTAGAGTTGGTATCCTGTCATTAAATCTTTTGCGATAACATATATACAGTCATCCTTATGCTTGAAGTCATCCATAGAATCATTCCAGCTACATGGCGTAAAACAATACGGGCATTGTCCACCGGGGCCATAATCGCCCGTGCTATCTATTCCTGAATCAATAACACCCCTACATACTGTTTGGATGTCCTTTTCTCGCTGATCTAAATCTGTTTTTGTCATGGCTTTACCTGTATGGGGGTTAAGAGTTCGGGGTGTTCGTATATGTTTCCGATTACTTCAAACTCAACAACCCCCTCGTATTTTGAAGGCTTAAATAAATCATTTGCATCGTACTCGTATTTTCTATTTATGTCATGCGCGTATCTAACATCGAAACCTCCAACGCATTCCATGAGTATAAATTTTGACTGGCCGTTTACGGTTTGGCTTATATCAAAAATATCTTTTGTGTAAAACTCTTTTCCGTTCTTGTCCAGTAGGCCGGTGAACTGCATGAAAATACTATCGACAGAAAAATCACCTCCCCTGCTCGGGAAGTCATAGGTTAGTTCAAATGGTACGTAAAGCCTGTTGTCCATAGGTGACCATACGCGAAATTTAATAATCCTGTTTTCCATATCTTCAATTGGTTTTTATTGTGTGTTATATAAGTTAAAAGAAAGGTTGGTGGGATTGGTCTGTCCAAGAATCACACAAGCTACCAGCATATTAAGCTATGAGTTATGGACTTGCTGGCCGGATATGCGTCCGTTCCAATCCTACCTTTTGACACCAACACTTTCTCAATGTCTTTAAAATCAGTCTTTACGGAGTGATCCAGGATCTTTAGCCTTGCCTCCGGTCTATTCCGGACTGTCACTACTCGTATCGACCTTTGCCCTAAGCGTTACCAGCGGGGCTATACGTTCTTTATTTCAATGTCTTTAAAAAGGATGCGCTGGCGATTGTGAGTCTATCATGTTGCCCACTTTCCTGGCCACAGCGCAATCCCTTTTATTTCACTTACAGGCATACAGTGAGCCTGTTTAAAATTTTCCTTATGAATACAATCTGTTTTCAAGCCTTTTAGCTAAATCAGTCATTTCTTGATATTGTTTTTTGATTAGACTTAGATCTTCTTTAAGAAACTTTATCTCTAAATCCCTATCCTCAATCTGAGCTGACATTATTAGCATGGTGTTATAAACGTACTCAGGAACTTCATGACGTTTACATAATTCAGTTACTTGTTCTTTTGTCATACCTTTTTTATTTTACCCTTCCCCGATGCCGGGTAGGGGGCTAAACCAATTCCTTTTCTAACTTATTAAAATACTCGCTATTGCGGGATACATTCAAAATCTTGGACTTACCAATTCCGGCCACAGATAATCCTGATGGCATTTTATTGCGGTAGATCCATGAATAAACCGTATGTCTGCTTATCCCGGTAATGCGTTGAAAATCTGATACTGTTACTTTCATAGTCTTTTTTTTAAAATATCCCCGAAGTTTCTAGGCTCCGGGGCGTTCATCTATATGGTGGGTCAGCTTGTTACTAACTTTTACGATCCGCTGTCCATTGTATACTACAGTCATTAAAAATTACCGGGTCAAACAGCGTTCCCGGAACCGAATTGTCACATTCGGCAGAATGCCCTGAATCGTTAAAATCAGCCTCCCCTGATTGGTTCGCCTGAATTGTTGACACAAACTTACTACTATTACGCAGACTTGCAAACTTATGTTGCAAAAAGATTTGTTAATTATTTTCAAACTTTTGTTTGCATCCTTCGTAAAAGGTAGTACATTTGATTCATCAATTAAACGGAACGAAATATGAAAAACCTCAATATCATCCTCGCGGTAATCGAAAATCTGGAAGCAAAACGTGATAATTTCACAATAACTTTTGAGGAGTCGGCACAATTATTCAGACTGGTTCAATTGGCCGAAACGTTATTAAACGAACTTTAATCTAAAAACGCACATACACCCATAGTTATGACACGCCCATTTGACACCACAGTAAACATAGACGGCACGGAATACCAGATAGTCCTTGAGGGGTCGGATATTCATTTGCAGTCACTTTTGCAGGACATTATTCTGGAAGGCGCAAAAGACACCCTTTACAGCGAGTGCGAAGATCAGCTACGTAAAG